GGTATCAGATTTTTGAGAAGATATTATGTCTGATGGATTAAACTCTTTTTTAATAGCACTTAAGTTAGAAATTATATTATAGTATGGGTTAATACCTTCTACCGTGTCATTTCTTGTAAACTTAGTTAATTCTACTGCTCCTAATTTTTCAAAAACTAAGGCAGTTATTGTTGCCTCATCAATATTGTTTGTTGTAAGTGCTAAAACATTATCCTTATCTGGAATTTTAATTGATGTTGAATCACTACTATAAACAATATTTTCTGATAAAGAGGTAACTGTTGAAGAATTTATATCAACTGCATATTTTGGATCTCCTCCAGAAAGAACAAATGCTGATGGTGCTTCAACCTCATTAACAGGATTTTTTACTTGACTTAAAGATTGTGCAACTTGATCTGCTACTTGAAACCAGTTGGTACTTCTATTTATCTGTTCTTCTCTCCAACTACCCATTTATACCTCCACAACTTTTATAACACTAGAAGGACCTTGTTCATTTCTAGCATATTGAATTTCAGATACAATAAATTGTTTTTCAATATCTACATATTTGTCATCATTTGGCATAGTATAGTCTATTGTAACAATATCTCCAAGTTGAACATGAGGTATTCCAAATACTTCTAGCATAATTATTTTTCTTGGATCTATAGTTTTAGAGATTAACCATTCCATTATTTTATTAGCCTGATCTTCACTTTGTATATATATAGAGTCTAGACTAAAATCTCTTCTTCCATATTTAGACCTGCTAAGTTTTACATTTTGATATATTTTATCTTGTCTAGATGGAGAAAGTATTGTATTGTTTACTAAAATTGGGTCTGAAAAATTTGATCTATTTTGAAAATATTTATCAACAGTTAACGTATTTGAAGTATTTTGAGTAAATGTTATTCCTATAATTTGTAAATAGTTTCCAGATGTTTCATCAATATTAATCAATTTATCTGTAGAATTAAATATTAAAAACTCTGCACCATAGGCGTCTGCGTAAAATCCAGAAGATGTGTATGTCTTTTCACTATTAAAAGTAGGTTTTAATATTGCTCTAAATGCTGGATATGCTTTATCATATCTAACATTAAAATATGCACACTCTCTAAATATAGTTCCAAACTCTTCATAGTACATATTATATTTAGGAGCATTTTGTGCACTAATTCCTGATAGATAGGTTGCTTGAACAAATCCAGATACGGCGTATTTCTTTAAAGCATCAGATGAATTTATTTCATTTGTACCAAAGGCTTGACTTACATTTTCAATAATTGTATTCTTACTATCTTGTGAATATTGGTCTTTTAGGGCATATACATTTTCAAACATACATTTGCTACCCCCTCTTACGAAAAGAGCCATAGAGTTATATCTATTTGGAAGAGGCACAACGTCATCTACTGTAGCAATTTGATTTCCATTAAGGTATAAATAAAATCTTCTTACTGATCCTATTTCTTTATATTCAACTGCTAAATCATATACGGTTGGATTTTCTTCTTGACTAATCCTATCTTGTCCAACAAACCTACCCTCGTCAACAAGAATTTTAGATAGGCCTCCCCACAATTTATGAGGAACTGCTATTTCATTTCCACCTTGTAGTGCAGTTCTTACCTTATAAAATAAAATATTGTGTAGAGAAGAAGTTTCTTCTCCAGTATCTTTATCTACTAAATTATAGTTTTCTAAGTTATCTGAACTTAATGTACATATTTCAAAATAGTATCCAGTTACACCGTTTGGGTCTAGCATAAATGCAATACCGCCAGATCCTCCTGTGAGTGTAGTATTTTGATCTCCAGTTTCTGAAGGAACTACATAATACTCGGTTGCATTATTTGCAACTTGAATTCTGTCATTAGATTCTTTTTTACCTATTACTCTCATTCTTGTACCAAAATGTTTATAGTCAGAATCTAAAGTTTTTCTTACATGAGATATTTGATTCTTATCAATGTTTGATGCTGGTCCAGTAAATACTAAAGCAGATGATTGAACAGTTCCTTTTGATGTAGTTTTTTGAGTTTTAACTATATCATCTGAAGGAATTGTTTCTCTTAGAAAGTTTGCTATGATTCCATTTCTTGTAGATTGTTTTGCAATGTCTTTTCCAGCCTGCCATAATTTATTAGAAGCAGTTGCTGTTGGTGGAGTTGCAATATTATCTGTTGGAGTAGTTGTAAATAGATAACTTGAATCCATCTTAAATCCGTCTACGTTATCATTGTTAGACCAAAAATCACTTAGTCCAGCATCATGTTGTGTAATCAATGTTCCAAACTGTGCTCTTCCACTTTTATTAACTTGTCCATTTTTATAAATTGTAGAAAACTCTCCTGAGTTATTTAATATGTCTTCATATAATGGCTCAGAATAAATTCTAATTAATCCAGTTGGATACATCTTTCCATTAAAAGGTAGTTCTCCAAAATACTTTTGATATTCTATTTCATCAGATATCCAAACATTTCCTACTAATGGAACGGTATATTCAACTGCATCATATTTAATAATTTCTCCATTTGCATATAGGTACCCCTGCATTCTTGGAAGCCAGTAAACATTTTCTCCTATATCAATAATGTTATTGACTATAGAATTATTTTCTACATAAGGATGTAAATTGTTAAGAGTAGTATTTAAAGCAACAGCACCCAAAGTAAATGATCCTGTTTTTGACTTTTCATTAATGGTCTTGCTATTGGTTTGTCCTGGAACTTCCCATAAAACAACTGGTTGATATCCATAGGTTCTGTCTTCGTCAACATATATTGCCTGTTGTAGTGATCTAGGTGCCCTTTGAATATATCTAGTAGTATAGTCAATCTTTCCGTCATTAATAACCTTTGTTTCACCACTTTTTATTTCAATGATGTTTGGTAGGTTAATGCCTTCTTTTTGTCCATATAGTGTAATATCTGTACTTCTATCGTTATCACCTGGTAATAAATATTCTTTTGACATTACGACAAAGTTATTATATTCATCAAAAAACATTGATGATTGAGTTGCTACAGCAATTCTTTGTAGTACTTCTGCAATGTTTGCATCTGGTTCAATAAATAGATATGGAATTACTTCTTCACTTTTACCTTGAACATTTTTAAATACATAGTTACTAAATCCTATATTGTCTAATAATACTGCAACTGCATATGTTACTGATACATTTTGTAAAAATAATGGAGGGCATGACTGTGTTTCAAGTCTAAAAAACAAATCTCTAAGGTTTACTGTTATATCCTCTAAAGCACTTCCTGCTTTTGGAAAGTCTTCAATATACATACTTTTTATAGGAACAAATTTGTCAAACTCATTTACATTTTTTATAACTTCATAAAAATCAACTCTTATATTAGGATTTAATAAATTAGATATAATACTTCCTTGATCATTTTCTAATATATTTTGTTCACTAAATGCAAAGTCGTGATTCATCAAAGACATTGTTCCGTTAGAAGCAATAAGGCTACCTACTGGCACTCCAGCAGTATTATTAGGTATGGACTTTGTAATTTCAAATCCTACAATATAGTTTGACATATCTGCTTTTAATCTAGGAGATAGTTCAATCAAATCAAAGGTAGTATCTGGGGCAAACATGGTGTCTACCTTTATTCTTAATCCTTTTACAAATACTATGTCTCTATATATTTTATTACCACCAGATATAAAATAATCTGGATTTGTCAAAGAATCTATAACTCCAAGTTTTCTAGTATCATTATCTTCTAATAGTTGAAATCCATATTCTGCATCATATGTTTCCCATTCTTCATTTTCTGAATTCCAAATATGTAAGATTCCTGGGTTAGTTGTAGATGATCCTATTAAGTATGATTCTCCATTAGTAGCAGATATAGGTCTTTTATCTACCCCGTCTATTTTGTCAACAAGATAAAAATATTCTTTATATTTGTTTGGAACCTTTATTCCATAATAAAGTTCAGCATATCCATCCCAATTAAATATTGGAGATGCGTCTCTTCTTTCAGAATCTTCATTAAAATTAATTCCTGTAACCCAATTATTATTACTATCTAAGTATTCTATAGACCATCTTTTAGGTATGCTTGATTTAAATCTATTAAATAGTGGATCATTAATAACGTTATTGTTTACATCCCTTACTACTTCCCCTTGAGATTCTGCTAAATTTGTTTGTATTTTTACAACAATTCTATTGGTTGGAACAGAGTCTTTATAGACAACAAAAGGACAAGCATCTGATATTTTATATCCAGTTTCATTTGAATCTGTTCTATCAGATCTACCCCTTTCAACACCTTCTTCGGTTCTAAATGAATTCCAATATTTAAAGTAATCATTTCTTGATGCCATGTAGTATCTAGGTCTTCTAGCAGACTTTATGTTATCAATGTACTTTCCTGTTTCAAAAAATAAAGGTTTGTTAATTCCAGATCTTGGTCTGAATGAATTAAAGCATTCTTTTAAATCATAATACAATTGTCTATCTACTTCTTCGGTACTAAAAAGTAATGATGCTTGATCGTCATCAATTAAGGTCTCTGAATCAATCTTTGAAATTAATGCATCTGTATAGTAATTTCCTAAATCAAGGGGGTCATATGAATTTGGTAAATTAAAATAAATAGAAGATGCAGCATCATTAGGTCTATATCTATAGTTTCCATAATTTAAAATATTATCAAAACTATTCAAATTCCATTCTGCAACAACAAAAGATTCTGACTTTAAGGTATTTGTAGTTTGTATATATTCCAATAAGTCTTCATCGACAAACATTATACTTCCTCAAGTTCTACTGAGATATTCCAAAAATCAAAATTAGATCCACCACGTTTTGCTATATTAAAATTAAATGAAGAAAAATAAACTTCAACAATATCATTGTACTGATTAAGATGATCAAACTGATCATTTTGTCCATCAAACTTATCATGTCTATCGTATGCCATAAACATATAGAATGATCCAGGATGTTCTTCATACCACTTTACTATATCTACACCTCCTGCACCACCGTCAGCGGTATATTCGGTTAAGCCAGAGGCTGGGTTTCCATAGGCATTATAATTTGGATTATCACTATGTGATCTAGATGGAAGCATTTCCCAATTCCAAGAAATAGCAAGTTTATCTGCTATATGATATGAACGCATATTTCCATTAATCATTCTTTTTCTATTTTCAATTCTATTTTGAGATACTGATATCTCTCTACGATTATGATCTGATAATATAATAAAATCTTCAAATTCATTACCCTGTGGAACTACAATGCCACCACTAACACTTCCACTATTGTTTGACCATGCAATAGCCTGGGGTCTACTATAAGCCCATCTATTCTGCATATATACACTTGTTGCCATTAGTATCTATTTCCCCTTACGCCTCTATCTTGAGTCATCTTAATTTTATTAATAACCACATTTGCTATTTCATTTGCAGAAGCATTAGTATCTGCAACATTTACATTTACACTATAATTATACATTGGTGCACTTATGTTTGAAACATTTGATGTGGTTAATACTGGAGATGCTTCCATACCCTCAGAATTCATACTTGGAAACACATTTCCATTTAAAGCCTCTAGAAGAGGTAAATTAGCCTGTGTAACAGACTTCCTTACTACGAACTCACCTGGTGTTAAAAGTGCTGGTACCTTGTCTGTAATGCCTACTCCAGGCACCATAGAGCCAACTGCATACTTCTTCATCTTTCCACCATAATTCATTCCTGGTGCTGGCTCTCTTGATCCTTTATAATTTACCATTCCACCAGTCATATACTTCATCAAACCACCATACATTCCAGTCTGTGTTTTTTTCTTTGGTGATGATGCTGAAGCAATTGCAGCAAGTGCTTGTTGCTTAGCATTATTAATATCTACAACGCCTTTTGATATTGCATCTTTTGCAGATTTAAATGTGGCATAAATATCAGCACCAGTAGCAACTAGTCCTGATTTTCTATCTCCCCATAGTGAAGATATTCCAGTCATAAATGATAAAGAGTTAGATGCTTCAGTTTCTGCTTTTTTGAATAGAGATGCAGATAGTTTAAATGAGTCTCCAACTGACTTTGTGTGTCCTGCTAATTCTTGTATTGATTTTTGAGATGTTTGAACTGCTGATGTTATTTCAACTGAAATTGCTGAAAGGTCAATTCCTAATTCTTTAGATAATCCACCAAATGCTCCAGCACCTTGTATGTTAGAAATTCCAAGAGTTGTACCCATTGATTGTGCTTGAGTTAATAGCATGTCTCTTTGAGTTCTATTAGCACTGTTTCTTATTTCTCCAACAACAGACATTAGTTGAGACAGTGTTTGAATTTTAAATTGTTTTTCTACTAGAACAGTTTTCTCTTTTTCAAGTTGTACAAGTCTTTCTTGTTGAGCATTTATTTGATCTTGTATTTGAACTCTTGTCATCAATTTGCCATTAACTTCTTCTGTAATATTGTTAATGTCTACTTGTTTTTGTTCTTCTAATGCTAACTTGGCATCTTCTAATTGATACCCCGCTGCTGCTGAAGTCATCTCTGCTGCTGCTCTTGCGGCTGTACCAAAGTCTCCAGATGTTAAAGCCCCTGCTAAATCTATTTGATTTTGTTGCTGTGCTGCAAGTCTTTCATTTGCTCTCTCAACTGCATCAAGTGCCTTAACTCTATCTTCATATCTTTTATTAATAGCATCTTCTTTTTTAGTTATCTTATCAAGTGTCTTTTGATATAGATCTATTGTTTCTTGAACTGGTTTAATGCTAGTTCTTTCTAACTGTTTAACCTGTGAATCAATAAGTGCAGATGATACCGTTAATGTATCTGATAATCTTTGATTTTCGTCTTTCAATGCTTCGGTTGTCATTGCCGCAATTCTTTGTTCTTCGTTCAATGACTTAATAGACTGTATTTGTTTTCCAATAACCTGCTCACTTAATTGAACCGCTTCTAATTGCTCTAATTGAGCCGCTGCAGCAGGATCTAAACCTTTCATCTTAAGTTCTAACAATGCTTTTAAATATTCAAGTGCACTAACTTTTCTTTCTTCGTCACCACCTTCTTTGGTTGTTTGAAAATCTTGAGTAGCCTTTGTAGCAATCAACATGCCTTTTTCAACATCTGCAATTTCATCATTAAGTTGTTTTATTCTTCTTCCAGTTTGTGGACTTGGTTTTAAATTAAATAATGCTTCTCTTTCTTGAATTAAATCTGATATCTTTGTGGAACCAGTAGAAAATATAGCCATAAATTGTAATACTTTTTTAGGATCATCTTTTAATGAACTCCACATTTCTTGGAACATAATTAAACTATCAGCACCAAATATATTACTATCTATAACATATTGATATTTTTCATCTACAGTTTTTAGTGCAACAAGTTTGTCATACAAAGTATCTATATTCATTATGTCTTTTTTGTCTAGATCTTTTATAACTACTTCTTTTCCTATAAGATCTGGGAACTCATCTATTACAGTAAGACCTTCTTGGAATTTTGTAAAGTCCTCAGTAGTCATTTTATCTGTATCTATTGATAATACTAAGTTAATTAAGGATGGATAGTTTACAACTTTTTCTAATAATGGTACGAGTTTTAGAACTTCGTTACCACCCCTTTGTTCTATTAATAATGAAAATTCTTTTCTTTGTTCTTCGTCCATTGTCAAATAAGACTTAGCCAAAGAAGTTGCAGCCTCTTCTCCAATTGTCACAAAGTCTAAACTAAATAGTCTGTTAAATGTTTTCTTTCCTTCGGAAGTCTCTCCCATTTCTTGAGCAATCAACGCTGCAATCTGAGGATCTATAGTTCCAGCATTTACAGAAATTCTTAAATTAGCGTTGGCTAATGTTTGACCTTCAGTAAGTTTTAATAATTCTTTAATAATAGGGGTGTCTCCATATAGAGATTTTATAGAGTCTCCTAAACCTGTAAACATTTCTGATTGAACTTGATCAAACTTTTCAGTATTATATATTGTTTGATTTTGTAATGTTTCAATTGACTTTAGTTCACCCTTATATTGTTTAATTTCTTGAAGTGTTTTATTATATTGCTCTCTACTTGTCTTAGGATCAAACCTTGTTAATCTTTGTTCTGCCTTTGTTAAGTTCTCTTCTGCAATAAGTTTCTTCTTTTCTAAACGATCTAAGTCTTGATTATATTGAGCAAAGTCTTTTGCATCAGGTAAAAATTGTTTAAACATATCTTTTCTTTGATCTTCTAATAATTTTTGAAGTTTTGTAACATTGCTTAATTTTTCTTGCTCTAATAATTCTGCTCCAGTTTGATCTCCTGTTTGTTTCATTTTTTCAATAATTACATCGTATCCAGTTATAACATTTGCTATATTTTCTCTTTGTGTTACTAATCCTGAGTTTTGTAAAGCAATTAATAGTCCTATAGATCTTCTGGCCTCATCAGCCCTTCCTGACCAAAATGCAGATATTTTTTCTAATTCAGATCCTAATTCGCCTACTTTTTCTTTTGCATTATTTATTTCCATTGAAGAATTTGAGTTTAAGGTAAGTGCAACCTGCATTGGTGTTTTTGTTAAATCTTCTCCATTAGGGCCAACTATGCTGGTTAAAGTTCCTGCAATTGCAAAACCTAAGTTTGTGTCTTTTAATTGTTGACCTAATGCATAGGATATTGATTGTGCTTGATCCTGACTCATAAGTCCACTTGCTACAGCCTGTGCCAATTTAGTTCCAATAGCATCTCTTGTTTTAGCAAAACTTCCTTCTGTTGTTTTTCTTATATTTTCAACTTCTTTTAAGAATGTTTTTCCTTGCTCTGATTCTAAAAAGTTTTTACCTTCTGTTAGAAGTTCATTCATTGATCTATTTCCAGTAAACATCTTATCTAATTGTTTTTGATAGTTTGACTTGTTACCAAAATAGTCTCCCATGGACTTAATGTTTTTAGTAGTCAAAGTCATGGCATTTCCTAATTCAATACCTTTTTTAACCTGAGCCTCATTTGATTTTTGTATTGCATAAAGTGATGCAACAACTACTACTGCTGCAGCAGCAATTCCTGATTTCATTCCAACAACTACAGACGATAGCATACTTAAGCCCATTCCAGCAATCATCATTTTATTTGCAAACTCATTTTGTCCACCAGACATAATTGATGACATCATGGCAACACTTCCTATAGCACCACTTGCCATACTTATTCTTCCTGCATATTTAGCAGTTGTATTAGTTGCTTTATTTGTTTGTGCAGCAAAATTTTCTGCTGCTCTTGCAGCAAGTATGTTTGCCTTTACTGCAATATTTTCAGAAACAAACCTACCCCTAGTATCTCTAAAATTAACTCTTCCTGTTTTATCTTGGCTAATTCTATAACCAGGATTTAATTCTTTTTGTGAATATTGTGGATTAAGTCCTTCTGCGTATTGTTTAACAGCACCTTTATTTATACTTTGTAAAAATGGTGCATATTTTTGAGAAGCATCTTTATTTATTACAAACTCGCCAGGAGTTAGTAGTGTTGGAATTGTATCTTGATTTCCAGATCCTGGAACCATACCACCTGTAGCCATTTTTTTAGGACTTCTTATTGATCTTCGTGCTGCTGTTGATGGGGCCATTACTCCTTTACCCATTGAAGCAGCAAGTTTATCTTGATTAGCAAATGCAAGAACTAGTTCTGTATTTAATAATTGTAGTTGTTTTGTTACTGAAGGAAGAATCGTTGCTTGTTTTCTAAGTGATGTAGTCGCAGCCTCAGTAGACATAGACAATTGTTTTGCTGCATCAGCAGATTTTAATTCTTCTAAACTTGCATAATTTGCAGACTGACCTATTAATTTTAATGCTTGAGGAAATCCACCACTAATCATTCCTTTTCCAACTAATGCAAAGTTTTGACCAAACTTAAAAAGTTGACCTATCAAGTTAAATAATAAACCACTAAACATTAAGAATGTAGGAACAATAAGTCCAACAAGGATTGTACCAAATCCTATTATATTTTTAATTCCATCTGGTAAGTTATTAAATGCATTAGCAACTGCGGCAGCAAATTTTACAAATGGTGTTGCTGCTCTAACAAACATTTCTCCTATAGGTGCTATAGATAATTTAAATTCTTCTATTGCTGCTTTTAGTTTTGTTCCATAGGCTTCTTCTATTCTTGATAATTCTCGATCTGACAAATTAGCAAGTTCTGCTGTAGAGTATTTCATTAAGTCTATAACTTGTGCTGCTTGAGATCCTTCTCTTCCAATGTTTTCAAATAATGCACCTAGTCTTGCGTATTGATATTTACCAAAAACTTTTTCTAATGCTTGTTGTCTTGAAAACATGTCTAGACCTTGTAAGGCTTGTCCAAAGTCCATGACGAGACCCATTAAGTCTCCTCTATTTGTTTGAATAATTGAATCAAGGTTTATATTAAATCCTGCTAATGTTTCGGTAGCGGCTTTTGTTGGATTAACTAAAGATGCCAAACCTGACTTTAATGCGTTTGCACCTTGTTCAGCAGATACCCCACCTTCTTGCATTGCTGCTAGAAATACTGTTAAGTCTTTTACATCTCCACCAAGTCCTCTAACAACTGGTGCTACACGAGGTATTGCTTGTGATATATCTTCCAAACTTACAACAGTTTGGTTTTCTACTGCGTTTAAAAAGTCAATTGTTTGAGCAAGTTCGTTACCACTAATTTGAAAAGCACTTTGTAAAGCGATGGTTGCTTTAAGTGCTGTATTTTGTTCCATCTGTCCAAGAGTTGCTAATCTTGTTGCTTGAATTACTGCATCTCTTAATTCAACATCTCTTCTACCTGCTGCTGCTACTTGTCCAGCCAATGCGAGAGTATCTTTTACTGCTATACCATATTTTGTAAATCCTTCTGCTAATTCCATTACTGAATCTAAGTTTTGTTGTGTTTGTTCTGTTGTTGTAAATACGTCTCCATAAACTCTTTTAAAATATACTGCTTGTTGCTCTAGTTCCATGAAGACTTTTCCTGCTGTGCTTCCTAGAATAGTTAATGGAACAGTAAAACCTACCATCAACTGACGTCCAGCCCATTGGGTATTTTTACCAAAATTAATTAATTGTGTAGTTCCTTGTCTAAATAAATTACTTAAAAGTTGTTGTCTTTGAGCACTAATTTGAAGTTGATCATTAAATGCACTTACATTGCTTATTCTTAATGACTCTTGAAATCCTTTTGATGACTGCCCAGCCATAAGTAGGCTACTTGATAATACTCTTGCTCTTTCGTTTGCTAAATCTAAAACTCTATTATAACTAGTTCCATTTTTTACAAATTTTGCATCAAAATATTGGGATAAAGTTCCTCTACCTCTTGCTAGTGTCTTATCTAAAATAGAGGCACTAGTTCTAACCTTTTCAAATTCTGCAGTAAAAAGTTTTGTATTTGCAGCAGCATTTTTTATATCATTTGCAATATTTTGGATACCAGAAAGTTGTCTTCTGTTTGATAAATTTGCAGCAGCATTAAAAGCATTTAATTGTTGGGTTAAACCTTTAATAGCATTTTTAGCCTGAACAACATCGGCATTAATATGTATATTGGCATTTACATCAGCCACTTAATTTATACCTCCTCATAGTCAAGACCTTCACCTATTCCAAAACCAGCACGCTTTGCTGAGTGCCCTCGTAATGAAACGATATCCTCTGGGTCAGAAGTTTTGCCTTTGCTAAATGCTTTAGCCTTTATTCTTTCCCATTCTTCTTGACCCTTAGAAGAATTCTTTTCAAGGTCTACACCTTGCATCGCTGCTAAGAATTTTTTATCTTCATACTCAGATTTTCTTTTTGCTCTAAGTACTTCAAACAACTCTGGCATTGATAGAGATTCCTCTAAGTCTTGATAGTCTTTCCAGTTTCCTAGTAAGAATATCTCTGACTCTACCTCGGCAAGTTCTAAATCTTTCCAGGACCTGCCGTTAGAAGGTTTGGGGAGTCACCATTAAAGGTAATTCCAGATGCTACTTCAATTATTTTATAAATTGATGGTAGATCAATTACGTCTTCTAACTTTTCCTTATCTTGTGAAAGTTCTGGTTTGTATTGCTTCATTGCCACCTGTACGCATTCTAATAATACGTCCATTGATTTAATATTATCTTCTGCTACGTCACTAATTTTTTCAAATGTCTTCATAAATTCACGAAGAATTGAAATTTTTAAAGGACGTAAACTTAATTTTGTTCCATCCAATAACTCTATATTTACTATCTCATAAACACTTGTTGCCATTAAAAGCCTCCTTAAGACTCTAATAAAAATTATAGCACAAAACCCACCCTCAAACGAGAGTGGGTCAAGTGTTTATGCTTTTGGTTTAGATTGTACGATCTACAATCTTTCCATATGATCCATTTGATGCTGAAAGTAAACGGAATGTTACTTCGAACATTGATGGTTCATCACGTTTTGCTGAAACTGTTACGTTTTCAATTGATAACGCACGGTTAGCAACGTAGACACGTTCTTTAGTGATTTGTGGGTCACCAGTGCCTGGACCAACTGCAACGAGAGCACGTTCAACTGGAACATCTCCGATATCTCCAGAAAGGATTTCTAGTGTATCGACTGATCCGTTAGTTGTTAGGTCTGCATCGTCTGCTGCAATTGCAGTAACTAGGTTATCCAAAGTTGCTTCAGCAAATGCTGTCACTAAACTTACGGACATTCCTTGTTTGTACAAACGTGCAACGTCTAGTAATTGATCTACTTGAACTTCGCCAAAGTCTGGTTGGAATTGTAATTCCAAACCATTCATGGTGTATCCAACATTTGTAAATGCTGAACAAGCACTCATTACTGTTTTGAAGTCTGTTGCTCCTGAGAATGCTGGAACACCAGTAGTTGATGCAGATGAGAATCTGTATCCACCAACTGATGCAAAGTATTCTAGTGAGTCGTCTGCAACGAATAATGCTGCTGCACCAACGATGATCTTTTTAGAATCTCCACGAGTATATGCCATATTTTTTTCCTCCTCTTTTTTTAAAAGTGGGGGCGTTCCTCAATACAATTATATATCTTATTTTTATGTAAGACTATCTGGGACTACCTTGTGAAAATCGTACTTTATAACAAAATCTGTGCTAAAAACGCTTCTTTGAACATCTAAATTTGTAGCATCTTCCATATATGTCACTTGATATAGGTTTATACAGTGTAGGAAGAATTTATTGTTTACCCCGTGTAATTGTTGAGCATACTGGTTTATTTCATCTGCTGCTACATCTTCTCTATCTAGTAAGTCATACATCAGTGTTCTTAGATTTAAAGATCCTACTATTGTTGGGGCAGTAACCTTGATTAAAGCCTGCATACTCTTAATAGGATAAAAATATCTCATAGAGCCAGTTCTTTGTTTAATAAAATCATCATAAGTAATTAATACATTATTAGTGTCCCAAGAAAAATTGCTAGTATTTTTTGCTACAGATATAGGAAAGATAGGGATGATATTGTATGGTGGCTCAGAATTGTTTTCTTGATTTTGTAATTCTGGATATGCTGTTTTAGCCTTATCCCAAAAAAACTTACAGATTGTCAGGGTAGGAGAGTCTATGGCTGCTGCTGTAGCATTTGTATCATAGGTAGTCATTAGTAGGTTACCTCATTTTGTTTTGGAGATCTTTCCATATACCCTCTATAAAATTTTATTTCATGGGTATCTCCATATGAAGCAACAAAGGTCTTTATTTCATATTGAACATTTTTGTCTCTTACATCTTTGGTAACAATCTTTCCATTAGAGTCTTTTATGTTAGTAATCAATATTTCGGTAATAGGATAGTATGTTCCATTCTTTTTTGATTGAACATTGTCATTTGTTCTTAATAGCATATTTGAGGTAAATTGAACTAAGGAGTTATTTGACTTTAATTCTCCAGTAAGTGTTTTATCTGACATAGCAGATATGATTGAGCATTTAATTGTTCTATCGTATACCCAGGATTTTTCAATTACCCCGATAGCATTTTGTTTGCTTTCTGCATAATATATGTCTGCTGACATTGGATAGTATATGCTATCTAGTTTAGAACTATTTTTTAAAAACAATTAGAACACCCCAGGAAGAATAGGCTTTTGATATCTCTCCAGGATTCTATCTACGACACGGTTGCCTGTGCTTGAGGTCCAATTCTTAGAAAATTTAATTTTAAAGTCATCATTGTCAAATGATTCAATATATCTATTGACGTATCTTAAACTATCATTTGCTATATCTTGAACTAGTAATTCTGAGGCATCTTGAATATCTTGAGGAATAACTTTCCAGCCAAAGTCTCCATCTACAACATATTCATATCCATTAAAAAAGTCTACATCTAAAAATCTATCTCTCCAAATTTTGGGGTAATCTATCCTATTTCCTTCTGGAATATCAAGAACAATTGCATTTAATTGTCTAAGAATCTTGTATTCTGATTCATTGTTTTCTGAAGTAGAATCATACATCAATTCTCCATTTTCATACAACTTATATAGTTTGTGTATATTTTCATCAATTAAAAGTTGATCTGATCCATCACCAATAAATTCTTTTTCTTTTCTAATAAAGGAAAATCCACCTGTGTGTGAGTCTATAATGTATCTTGCTAGTCTTTCATATTCTGTTGCTTCTGATACCTTAATTGATAAGGCAGTAGCAATTGTATTTGGATTTGAGTATGGTCTAACTATATCTAAGTTTGTAATATTAACTAGGTCATCATTTTGATCTTTTACTGATGCTGATAATGATCCTGTATATGTTAAATAATGATTTGGCATTAAGAATGATGCAACTCCAGATCCATTGGCTGTTGCACTTGCTGAATATGAAGTTCCTGTTATTAAATCATCTAACTCTATAGTGTATGAAGAACTTGCTGTTAATCCAGAAAAAGATGCAGATAAACTAGTTGTGTTATTTAATCTTAAAAGTTCCATTAATGCACCTCTAAATTATTATATCATTTATAAATAAATAAGAGGGGAACATTTCTGCTCCCCTCTCTAATTTCGTAAAGCAAATTATGCTGTACGTGCGATTGCATCAGTTTCTTCGATTTGAACGCCGAAACGTAAGAATACAGTATATTCTACTGTGTCTTTCTTAGGTTGGAATTCGCGATGAACTGTGATATCTCTTTGGAAACCCCAAATACGGTTTTCAGGGAATGTCAAAGTGATACGGTTTGCAGGCATCAATGGAACTTCCAATAAAGGAAGACCCAATACACGGTACTGAATTGGAGCACCAAGTATTTGTGGTTCTTGACCAGCAACAACTCTTTCAACGATTCTTTCGCTGTTCAGGTTACCTGAAGAGCCAAGTCCGTTGATAATGTTTGATACTGTTTCTGTGTCTGCATAGAACTTCATTGCTGAACGTGAAGCACGATATTTACGAGGCATTGCAAGCACTAATGCTTGTAAGTCTTCGATATCTGTACCAAATGTTGCAGTGTTTGTTGAATTGTTTTCCTTTGTAGTAAAACCTTCCAATATGTTCAAGAATGCATTTGAACCTGTACCTGTTCCGTTGATTGCGAGATCTTCGAGATCATTTGCGAAAGCACGAGTCATTGTGCGGACCAAATGGTCTTCCAATCCTGCACCTTCCAAGTTGTCTTCGAGTGCTTCAGTTGATACTTCCCAGTCAAGACGAATCTTCTTTGTAGAGATTTCGACCTTTGTGAAAGTAACACCAGCGTTTGTGTAAGTAGAATCTGCTTGTGCAGCAGCACGGATTACACGTTCTCCAACGTTAAGTTTTTCAAGTTCTGCAGCGTTTGTACGCATTGTTACTCTGCGTCCATCTCTTGCTAGTACTTGTTGTTCGAATATGTATTCGATAAATTGGCGTGATTGCTCAGGAGCAAGAATACCGCCGTCATTAGCGGAACTTCCTGCGACACCAAGGTCTCCTGCGGCTGGGGTGCTTACACCTCCAATACCACCAGAAACGATAGATCCTGTTGCAGCAGCCTTTTGTAAAATTTCTTCTGCCATAATTATTTCACCTCCCAGTGAATGTTAACGATATAGGTCAGCGGAATTGAGGAAACGCCCGCCCCACATCGATTTTCTTGTTATTTGTGTTTCCTGAACGACCCCGCCTAGGTCGCCAGACTTACGGACAGCAGTGTCGTCTTCTAATTCATCGACACGCTTTCCAAACTCGTCTACATTGCCCTTAATTCCTTTAATTTCCTCTTGTGCGGAAGCAATGCTCTTTTGTAGTTCTGCCATTTTGTCATTTAGTGACTTTACGGTTGCCACCAAGTCTCCAAGTGCTGAAGCAACTGTATTTTGAACCTCATCAATAGATTCTTGTACTGTATCAACAGCCTTTGCTAAATCAGCAGGTGCTTCTTCAGCAGGAGTGGCGGCATCTTGTGCTGGGGCTTCTGTTTGTTCAGCAGGTGCTGCTTCTTCAGCAGGTGCTACTTCTTCAGCAGGTGCTGCTTCTTCAGCAGGTGCTACTTCTTCAGCAGGTGCTGCTTCAACAGGTGCTACTTCTTCAGCAGGTGCTGTTTCTGCAACAGGGGCTGTTTCTTCAGTTCCCTCAGACTTTACAATGTTTTCTTCAGCAACAATTGCTGGTTCTACATTTTCTTTTGCCATTATATTCCCCTCCTTATCAGGATTTTCAGCCTTGGTTACTTTATCACCAAGTCTATTTTTCTGTGATTCAATTAATCCTTTTACCACAGAATTCTTTTCGGTATCATTAGATTCAACAAAGCCTATATTTATCATACCTTTATCGCATGATGGGCAACATGAATCTTCGTCTTGAGAAAGTCTAACGATGGAATCAGATTCGCACCAATAAACATTTTCAAGATCTACCTTACTAATAATACCATCAAATTTATTTTGTCCGTCAGCCATTTTTTCAATTGAAATAATATTTGCAAATTGATTGGCTGGATTATCTACTAATGAGAGTTCATGGAGTTCATAGTCTTTAATAACGCGAATTGACTTATCCATCTCGGCATTGTATACCTGGTCAGATTCCTTAATACTACCACCAATAGAAAAACCAGAAAGAGTGCCATCAAGAACCTTTTCCCAAGTATCTTGAGCACCTTTAGAAATGTATGCATTTACAAAAACTCCATTATAAAATTTGTCTTCTTCTTGATTATAAAACTTGTCTGATTTAAATGACATTACCCTGCCGACTGCAATAGGCATGTGCATTTCACGAAGGTTTCCTCTGAATCTTTCAAAGGCTTTTACACTTACATCTGTTGGGACAATATCTGACTGCTTGTCAACATTGTCTAATGTAGCAAACCCAGAAACGGTACGTTTCTCTTTGTCGATTTTAGCAATTGGCATCGATAACTTAATGCTATTTTCTTCTGAGTGCCAAAATGCTTTGGATAAATTAGTCATGCTACCTCTATTATAATAAGTGTTTATAGGTACTTTAGAATATTATAACAAATTATTGTTGAGATC